ACCTGCATAAGTATGCGATCTACGTGCCCAGCTTCTAGCACCTGAAGGAGCTTGTCAGCATCCAGGCGGTAATCGTATGCAGTCGAATCATAAGGATAGGGCATGCTGGCTTGATCTATGCTCTTCGTATTGACCTTTGGAGCTATCATGCTCGCGATTGACTGCCTAAAATTTGAAAACATGAAAACTCCTTAATATATGCCGTCGTATCCTGCAGCGCCTACAGTCACAGTTTCGGGAGGGAGCCAGTCGGAGGGCGCTACATGGCGCTGGATGCCTGCCGCTACCATTTCAATAGCATCCGGCCCGTCGTCATGAGCATTTTTATCCGGGAATATTCGGAACTGGTTGATTAGCTCGCGGTAGCATTTGGCCCAATCTTCCCGAAAACAAAGCTGCCCGTTGTTGAAATGTGCTTCAAGTGATCTGATCCTATCGGGCTTGGGCTTATTATGCCAGACAGGAATATAGGGGACTACGACCCCTGCCTTCGCCTGCTCCTGCCTGAGCACTATCTCAAAATTGCTCCTCTGGCCTTTCATCCAGGCCGATTGCGCTACTTCCCACGCATTGGCTTCTATCCAGACAGATTTATAGTTATATTGCTGTTGGGCCTCTACCAGCTTGGTTATGGATGTGCTGGCGACATCGACAGATAGCTTGCACTCCCAAACGAGCCATCTGCCATCAGGAAGGACGGCCAACGTGATGAGTGCGGCATAGTCATCCCCGCCCTTGGATGGATCGAGAGCACCGTATAAGGTGCCTTTTGGGTTGCCGTTGCCATCTAATAAAACCTCGTTTAGTGGAATCTTTGACATCTTTTCGACGCCAAAGATCGCATAAGCATCGTTATGGGGGTTCTGTTGGTATAGACTTTGCCAGTCGTATTCTGATTTGGCTTTAGCTGCCTTGTAGAACCTTTCCGGGTATCTTTCAGGCCACAGCCATTGCCCCGGCAACCTATGATCATATTCGTTTGGCTCGATGGCCTGAGCGGGAAAGCTTAAGACTTCCCACTGATCGACATCGATATCTTCTTCAGCCAACCGGAGCAAATAGCCTGATAAATCGTCTTCGTTCCAGCGAGTGTTCATTATCAGTATGCGCGCATTCCCGCCTGCCTGCCGGGTCCAAAAGTCCGCATCGTACCAATCATGCACACCTTCCCTGATCACCTTAGACTCGGCATCCTTGCGGCCTCGGATAGGATCGTCTATGATCCCATGCGTCATTGTGTTGCCGGTGACGGAACCACCAACGCCAGTACACATATAGCTGCCAGCGTGACCAACGACTTCAAACTCCTCGGAGTTCTTGAGAAAAGTGTCTTCCGCAACGGTTACTACATTCTTGCCAAACAGTTTAGTTTCAGGGAAGATCTCTCCATATTCTGGCGAGGTCATGACCCGTTGAACAGATCTGTTCATTTTTTTGGCAAATTTGAATCCATAACTGGCAGATATGATTTTCGCGTCTGGGTTTTTGCCTAAGATCCAAGCCGGTAACTTTCTCGACGCGAGTTCTGACTTCCCATGCTGTGGCGGCATGCATAACATCAATCTTTTTATTTGTCCGAATGCCCATTCTTCTAGCGTCTTGCAAACCACTTCATGGAACCAAGCTGCCTGATAGTCGGGGTTGACATATTGGACAAAATCAAGGAAGCTTTGCCTCGCCAACGCTTGATCGATCTCTTTCAAGCTTAGACTTAATGGATCGCAATTGCCTAAGTTCGTCTGGAGAGAGCTTGGAGAGGTCTGGCTTGATGCTGACATTGACATTGGCCTCCATCGGAGGTTTCGCAAATTCTAGCACGGAGCTGATGCACTTTTGCAGGCTCTGGCTGGCGGTTGCCCGATCTTTCACGCCTTCTACTATGATCTCACGCGGTTCGGTTTCACCTTCGCTCAGAGGAAATGTCTGCTTTCCAGAAGTAATCAGCTTATCCCATGCATCTATTTCCCTATCCAGGATTGCCAGATATTTGCCTGCGTACCTATTGGCGTCATCCAGGACGGCGGATCTGACAGCCTCGACTTTGGCCTCGTTCTCCTGTGCCTTTTCCGCCCTGGCTTCATCGAGAACCTTTTGGACTGTGACATAGGAGATTCTGATCTGGAACTTATCCCATATCAGATTCGATAGTGGACGGCTTGCCGTGGTGCGGTTGTCTGTGATAAACTGCCTGATCTTCGGGGTGATTTTAGTCTTTACCATTGAAATCAAAACCGATATCAGTCAATCATGTTATCATGTTATCATGTTAAGGTTGTTAAGGTCATGTTAAGATAAGTGGAATATTGGCCCGGCTTGCACCGGGCACAAAGGGTTAGTTTCCCGACAGTCTGTATGTTACCGCCCGTTCGCAACAAGGGTGCTGATGATTAGGATTCGCCGCCCTTTCAAGGGGCGGCCTATGATGTCCTATATAACGGGGAAGCTGGCAGGGGAAGAGGAGGAACCCTGCCAGATTGCTAGATAATTAGGTGACCCTCGGGGCATTGAAGCCCCGGGGTCTCGTAGTTTCCGTCGTTCTCGCCACTGACGGCTTGCATGGATGGATCTGTCATCTGAGAGGATGACTATGTGCCCCCGTTCTCGGATATCTGCATGCTGAACAGGGGGGCAGATAATAGGAACTGGGCAGGCGCAAGGAGCCTGCCGAAGATGATGTCCGACACAACTGCCATTGTTCCCGCAATGACTAGAAATTGGTTCTTGCGAAATCGCCAAAGCGTTCGCAGGCCGCTTTATCATATGCATAGGCGGCGTCTATTTCATTGACATAGCTCCCAAGAAAAACGGGCTTTCGTGCAATGTATATCGTCGCGTGCCATCGCTTCTCTTTTGGCATAAACTTCACGCCTTTGTATATGCTAGACGTCGGCCTTCCGCAAAAGGTTCTCTGCTTCCGTCTATTTCGTTGGTTTTCTGTGCTTGTTGCAAGCCTTATATTCGCTCTGCGATTATCCAGCGAATCGCCGTTTTTGTGATCAGCGTGCTCTGCTCTATTAAGCGATCTTCCGAGGATTCTCTCAAGAATCTGGCGATGTGGATAAACATTGCTTCCAGAATGTGCCGATTTCACTGCATACCAAATTCCGTCGGTGCAAAACGCATGAACGGCACCGGAAAACAGATCATAATCTTCGTCATCTACAATAGCAAATTTTCCTTTACTCAAGGGAACTTCAATCATTTAATGCATCTCCTATCATGTTCCTAGATAGCGGTTTAACTGGAAAGCGGTCTAGGAAAACCGCTTTTCGCCCCGTCGGGCTATCCAGCATTTACTATATGGAGATGCGACTATTTAAGAGTTTCTATGTCGGCTGATAGCGATTACTAGAAGCAAGAGAGCTAGGGGTGAAAATCCATGAGGTGTAGAAAAGAGAGTTCGCCCTCTTGCATATGGATCATGCGATCCATAATCAGGATACTGGCGGAAATGCCCTGCTGTCCTCATGACAGGCCCGCCAAAGCTCCTCATCTGTTAGGTTGCAATACAGATGGGGAAAGTTTAGGCGGATGATAGGAGCCTTCCAGACGGTGAGATTGGATCGAGACATGGATGGACCTCGATAGCTAATGCCTATGATGCACTTCAACCGTTTCCGGCGTGCTCAAACCATAGACCGCGCAAAGCGTTTCATTGCCCTGGTCTTGTAGGCGAAAGATAACTTTGATGCTTTTGGTTTGGAGTTTCCATCATTGTAAATTTGACATTGACAAAATGCGTATCCCCGGTGGTCATACCGGATTACTTCACCACAGCCATTGCACTTCATGGGGCCAGCATTGAGACTGACTTCTTCAGAAGCCGTAAAAGAGGGGTTGTCGGTGGCGGTGTCTTTCCAGAATAGCAGACATGCGGGCGCTTCGATTGCTTTCCAAGCCGTCCCTACCTTCGACAAGTGACCTTCATGCGCGGTCCTACCTCTGGCTTTGGGGACTTTGCTGGCGTGGTTCACTGGAAGTATGTTAGACAGTCATTCTATTTAAATCTATTTGTTATAAAGC